TACCTTTTCAGAGGGAACCTGTACAATAGATAATTTAATTGTACAAAAATTGGTTCCGTCAACAAGCGAATACATTAGTACTCCAGTACTGAGCAATGATGGTTTGACTTTCACTGAAACAACGCTTGGTGATTTTGTTGGTGCAGGAGATGCACACGTTGTTACCTTTTACAATCAAACTGGAGGAGAAGATATTATTCAAGATGACCAGAACTATCAACCAAAGCTCTATAGTTCTGGTCAACTAGTAAAAGTAAATGGGCTTCCCGCTATTCAATTTGATGGAACAGATGACGTTATGAAGTTTTCGCCTGATGAGTTTAGTAATAATTTAAACTTAAATTCTCTTTCTAGCTTTTTGGTCTTTAAGGCTGATGATATTTCAACTTTTGATCATGTGTTAAATTTAGGTACAGATACCAACGATAAGGATTGGTTCCTGCCATTTATAAACGCTAGTGGTGGCTTTCAGGTACGTTATGGATCATCGGACAATTCATCTGCCCAAACAGCCAACACAAATCTTAATCTGTTTAGTGGCGTTGCAGGGCTTCAGTCAGGAAAATTTAAAGCCTTTTTTAATGGTACACAAATGGACATTCGTGACGTTCAAAATAATTCATCCGCTACAGGGGTTGCATCTTTAGGTGGTCTCGTCGGATCTTCAAACCAATTTGAGGGGAAAATTTTAGAACTCATCGTTTTTGATACAGAGCAACATACTACAAGAGAAGCCATTGAGGCCGACATAGCAAAGTACCATAAAATTACTTTATCATGACAAATCCATTTTATATTATTTTCGATAGTGAAGAAGAAGCCCTTCTTCGTAGTGAGAGAGCAGGAGCTGACCGTAAACTTAGCTATTCAATTAATGGTACTGGAACGAGGTATTGGTTTTCAGTCAAGGTTGAAAGCAAGGAAGACCCAAGGGCAGCATTAATTTTACCAACAATAACGGAGGATGAAGTAAATCAGGATACAGGAGAAATTGTAAATAGTAGGATTGTTCCTGTAGATTCTGATATTCTTGATAGTGACGACTTTATTCAAATGGTTGAGACACTCCCTAATGATTGGGTTTATCCTCCACAAGCACCAGAGGAAATAATTCAGCCTGATTAATAAATTATAAATAGTAAATAACATGCCAACTTTAGGGGACACACCAGTACTAGAAAAATTAGAGGGCGACAACCTTCTTTCATCAGACAGTGATGCTTTTAACAAGATCGCTAGAAATGACATGTTATCATTTTACGACGAATCTACAGGAAAAATAAAGACGATTACTGTAAAAGAATTAGGAGAATCGTTAGGGCTTACGTTCAGTTAAATGCCAAAATTAGGAGACACACCAGTTAATGACAAGGTAGTTGATACCCAGTTCAGCTACAATGACATTATACCGATTTATGATGTCTCTGAAGCTAAAAACAAGTTCACTACTTTTCATAATCTTTTACGTGCATGGGGATATCATGGGACAGCCGTTATAGACGCTTTGAGAGCATATAAAGCGAAGTATCCTCCTCGAACAAAAAGTTTTTCAGGGTCGGGAACTTCAGCAAAGTGGACTTACTCGGATAATGCTCCTGCTGGAACATCTACTGCTGTTCCTATGGATGATCAATATTTTACTACTATAGACGCTTCAGATCAAACGTCTACATTAACTAGAAACCCTGATTGTTGGGCAGCTAGGTTTGATTTATCAGGAGTTGCTTTTCACGGAAATGTAATAGGAGGAGATGAGCAGTCTACGAGAAGAGGTACTTTAATTGGCCCAAAAACTATTGTTTTTGCCACTCACCATAGTGGGGGTGTTGACCAACGCATGACCTTTACAAATGCTGAAGGGCAAAGATTTACATATAGGATTGCACAATCTGGAGGATCTTTCTCAACATCACCTACTGGGGGTTACTCTTCAAAAATAGATTTAAGAACAGTTTTTTCTTCCTTATCTTCATATTTTACAGATATAGGTATTGGGATTTTGGAAGCCGAAAATGGTGATTCTATTGATTCGGTAGATGATAGTCTAACACAATATGAGATAGCAAAAATAGAGGGGAGTACCACATTCAATGTTCCTTTCAACCCTCCAAAAGGGTTTACTTATGTTTTAGATACTAGGTCAAGGATTTCTTCAAATGCTCCACACGGTGAGACGCAAGGACATGCTAATTCTCATCAAACTCCACCTAGGCAAAGAGTACATTGGCGGGTTGTAAGCACTGCTGGTTTATCTAGTTCTAGTAATTTAGATTTTGATGCTATAACAAGTAGCCAAACAAATGCCAATCAAGTTACTTTTGAGGATTACTTTGATGGTCGTGCTAGAGTTAAAGATTCAGGTGATCCTGTTTTTTTAGTTGATGATGATAATACTTTAAAAATATTAGGGTGTTATCACGAAGACGTGAAAGTTCCTGTCATTGGATCTCCTTCTTATAGTGGATTTGTAAGTTCACCTGTTATAACTTATCCTGCTTTAGACGCTCTTGACACATATCTAGCAGCATGGAATACAACTAGAAAAACGTCATAAAAGTGATATATTTTGAATATTATGAGTAATAGTGAGATAATAACTAAAGGGATTACAGGGATAACTGGTTCTCTCATAGCGGTTACTATACCTTATGCTGAATTTATCCAATGGGTTATTCAGGTCATTGGTGGCCTTTTAGGTATCACAGTAGCTATAATTACCTTATATAATTTAATAAAAAAGAAAAAATGAATAAAGATTCAATTTTAGGAATAATCCGTCACATTCTTACGTTTGGTGGGGGCTTCATGACTCAAAGTGGTATTGCCACTGATAATGAAGTTACTACTGGCGTATCGGCTGCTGTTACCCTTATTGGAGTTATTTGGTCAATTTTATCTAAAAAGAAGTAAAATGCCTTTTAATAAGTATTCAAAGAAGCAGAAAAAAATAGCATCCGTAGCCCCTCCACGTAAAAAAATAACAGCAGCGGACTTTATGAAACTCCGTAAAAAGAGTAAAAAGTGATATATTTTTTCCGCACTATAGTTTTAGCGTTAGAAGCTTTTATATTCTATACTAGAGGAAAGCAACGCAGATATGTTTATGAATTGGAAGATGAAATTGATAGGCTCGCTGCTGATGGTAGCCCTGCTGCCAAGTTGCGTCTTGAGCGACTTAGTGGGAGACTCAAGCTTGAACGAAACCGCAATATATGATCCGCCCACGATTACCCTTATAAAAGGGTATGATTATCCTTTTAAAGAGGGCAACTTGATGGGTAGGGGGCAGAAGTTTCATAATGATTTTTCGTACAGGCGTGCTATAATTATTGGAAACAATAATAAATAGTGGCTGAAGATTTCAACATAGGAAAAGAGCTTGAAGATTTAAAAAAAGGAGAAATTCCTTTTAATCCTGAAGGCAAAGATTATGATTACAGGTCAGCCATAAAGCTTGGGTTAAAACCAGATAAAACTGGTCACTGGCCCAGTAGAGATCCTAAATCAGGAATGCTTTTAAAAGGAAGAAAGCATCCTACATGGAATAAAACTGTAGAAGGAGAATCTTCTGCGGGTTTTGAGATTTATCAAAAAAATGATGGCAGGTATTATTCAAGACCTAAAAGAAAACCTAATCCTACATCAAGAGCTGACATCTTATCAGGGTATTCAAGAAAATGATAGCTATATGCGTAGGTCACAGCCGACCAAATAATTCAGGAGCAGCCTCAGTAACTGGAGTTACGGAATGGGATTACAATTCTAAACTGGCTGAAATGATTAGCGATAGGTTGAAGACTAAACATAAAATATACTCAACCTATAAAGGGAACAGTTATTGGAGTGCAATGAAGTGGCTAGCAAAGACTCTACGTAATGACGGGGCAGAGGCAGCCATAGAGCTTCATTTTAATGCAGCTACTCCATCAGCAACGGGGCATGAGTGGCTGTATTGGAACACTTCAGAGAAAGGGAGGCTATTTGCCCGTGCTTTAAGAGATTCGTTTGAAGATTGTTTTCCGCAGTTAAGGAGTAGAGGTATTCGTCCACGTAAAAAAGGAAGTAGAGGAGCAGGATTTTTAAGATTAACTCACTGTCCAGCGACTATCGCAGAACCGTTTTTTGGTAGTAATGAGGAGGATTGGGATCTCGCTTTAAAAAATATGGAGGGCATGGCTACTGCAATGGCTGCGGGAATAGAACTTTACAAAGAGCTCTCAGAAAGGTGGTAATGTGCGATTACCTAAAACAATATCAATTGCAGGCCAGAGGGTAAAACTTGAGCTGGTTCCTTTTACTGGAGATAGCCCTGATTTTGGTTTGTATTTGCATGATAAAAAAACCATTGAAATAAACAAAACTCTCAAAGGCAAAACTCTTTTAAACACGATTCGTCACGAAATGATGGAAGCTAGCTTGCTTATAAGTGGAGTAGGGTGGCTTGAAAGTTATGATCAAGAGGCAGTTGTCCGTTGCATGGAAGAAATATTTTTTCCTGCATGGGAGAACTTCTTAAAAAGATTTAAGTCATGAAATACTTTGAAGAAGACCCGTCTGCTGAATCAAAAGGTAGAGTACTAAGGTATAAGATAAAAGGTAAGGATATAGACAAAGCTCATAAAATGAGTGATGAGATGGGGGTGTTGCCTAATTCTTTTACTCGTGGGGTTGGTAGAATGGTAGGATTTTTAGGGGAGATTGCAGTTAATAGGTTTATACCGAGATCTAGATATGTAGGAAACAAAGTTTTTAAATACGACATAGTCAAAGGTAAAAACAAAATAGAGGTTAAAAGCAAAACCTGTACAGGTTGCCCTAAAGAACATTATGTCGCTTCTGTTAATGGCCCAAAAAACATTGATCCTGCAAACAATATTTATTTCTTCACGAGAGTTTCCAAAGATTTAAGATACGTTTGGATTGTTGGTTGGATCACAACAGAAGACTTTTTTGAAAGGTCTGTTTTTAAAAAGAAAAATGAAACAGATGAAGAAGGGTTTGTATATAGAGTATCAGGATATCATATAAAAATAAAAGATTTAGAGATACCTGAAACTTTTATTCGTAAGGACTAACATCTTCCCCGTCATCAGAAAGAGTGTATATGTAAACAGGTGAGTGTTTGCCCATCTTACTTCCTGCTACATTATACCAAAAATATTCCTCAGCTTCTTTTCTCGACATATCTTCTGCGAGGATATCTATACATATATTTACTGACATAACTGCTTTAACAAATTCATCTTCGGCAGTTACACCTACAAAAGCTCTTTCAAAACCTTTAGGGTAAATAATTTCTTCATCAGGGAAATGAAGATCTATAAAATTCAAGAGTCTTTTTTCACTAATCATCGAGCATACTCTTACCTAAATCATACTTACAATCAAGATCAATTGACCATAATTTACCTCCGCCTTTACCGTGAGATCTTACAGGTCTGATGTTATTGTTGTTAAATGAAGCCTCTTCTAAAGAGTGCATTCCTCTCCTAAGGAGTTCTTGGTTATGAGATAACCCAATATGCCTACCATCGTTAAGACTTAGAATCAAAGATTGTAGCTCTGTTAACGTGCCGTGCCATACTTCGATGTTGTCTACATTTAAAGAACTTCTTGCGTGCTTACAGAACCAGTCTATTAACTCAGCTATAGAGCTCCTACTTGAATTATCATAAGCTGCATCAGCAATGAGAGGGTCTATGTAGCCTTTAATACCATATCTTTCTGATCCTTTAAGTCTCGAAGGTATAGTCATTTCTACAAGCTCTCTTAACAAATAGGGCATCTCTTCTCTAATAGTAGCTTCTAAAACTTCGTTTGGAGGAAAGTTACTCGTAGCTTTTTTACTAACTAGTAGAGCCATAATTTTATCAGAGTTACTAGAGTCTAGAGCAGGAATAACAGACAGGCTGTTTGCGTCTAAGTTTGCTGACATTATAATTCTACCTGTCCAAGGAACTGTAACAGGATCACAATACTTAGCGTTGTATTCTATCTTAGGATTGGCAACTATCCGTTTGTTGATCTCTGTAGCCTTTCTTTGATCTTGGAAAGATGCAGCACTTAAAGTGTCATCAACAACCCATATTGCTTTTGCAGCTAGTTCTTTATTAAAAGATGTATTACCTGCAATGTAATCACTAGCATCTGCAAAGCCCCCCATTGAGTCACCAATAAACTTATTCGACAAAAGGGTTTTACCTTTGTTTGTTTCCCCAACAATAATAAAACATTGTCCCTGTGCTTTCTTCTTATTCAAAATTGATAAGTATGCTCTCTGCCACCACGCAAAAAAATGATCTGTACCGTTATCAAAAAGTTGCTCAAGGAAGTTTAAAGAAAAAGAACACTTTGAAGGATCCCTTGTTTCGGAGGGTAGTATTGGAGAAAGACTACTACTATTTAGAATCTTATTGGAATTGTACCTAACAACTCTTTCTTCATTCCATAAACAAGGTGCTACTTCTGTAACTCTGTTATGTTTAGCTATTGCTAGCCTTGCTGCTTCTACTTCATTCAAAGATTTACCTTTTGCATTCTTTAGAGAAAATCCTCTGCTTCTTAATTCTAAAGCTAAAAGATTCTCAGGGATAGTTACAGGGAATCCTTCATCTAAAGCATAATAATTTTTACCATTGTACCAAAACTCATCGTACAGAACACCAAACTTTTGAGTCTCGTATTCTTTAACAAATTTTTTACCAAACAAATCAACCCAACTAACAAAAGCTTTTTCTGCTCTTGTTGAATAACAGATGAGTCCGTCTTCTGTTACTTGGCATCCCTCAGATGCTTTGAAAGGTTCTACCCAAAACAACGGGCCACGGGAACCCACCTGAAAGTCCCCTGTCCATTTATTAGGATATTCTTTTTGGATTTGATCATATATTTTTTCTAGAGGTATTGCAGTTGCTCCAGAGGAAGGAGCGTCTTTTAAACCACAATCAAACAAAACAGATTTGTAAACAGTCCCCTCTACTAAGTCTCCTACTTTTTTCCAATCCCATCCAAAGTGAAATGTTTGAGATGCTTTATATGAACAGCTATCAAAACCAGCAAAGTGCCTTTCTGCTCCAATCTTCTCTGCAAACTTTTTCATAAAGCCTTCATACATTGGGGCAGGTATAAATATAGGTTCTTCAAAAAGGAAAACCGTTCTGATATAATTGGAATAAGTTTTACTAATGTAAGTAGGAGCTATGTATTTTTCTTTTATAGATTGTATTAGCTCTGGCATTACTTCCCACTCAGCAGGAGCGTCGTAATCAAAAACAGCTCCAGATATTTTAACTACTTCATTAGTTTTACTAATTCTTTCCGTAGGGCTATCGCCTTCCGCTAAAGTATAAAAAACAGATTCTGTCTTAGGGTTTGCTTCCCACTCTTTGAATTTTTGCTTTGTCGGAAATTTCTTCTTTGTGTCTTCATAAGACATGCCAGTCTCAACATTGAGGGGGTCTTTGAACGTATGGGTATCTTTGGAGGTATGATTTTTTATATATCTAAACATTTACTTATCGTATCTTTCTAATATTTGCCCTTCGGAATCTAACGGTATGTCAGGAATCCATGAAGGAGGGGTGTTCATTATAGAAATAACCTTATCCAAGGTTTTTTCTGCGTCAGCTTCGTCACATTCAATCACTACTTCATCATGAACATGGCAAATTATTTTTATGCCTTCTTTCTCCATGCGGAGCATTGAGTCACAGAAAATATCTCTCGCCAAAGCTTGAGAAGCGTTTTCTGCTAAAAGGCCTCCATAAAGTTTCATTAATCTTCGGGCAGAGTTTCTTACTACAAGCCCGTAGTATTCATAAAACTTCTCTTTTTGTATTTGGGTTATAACCCCATAATTTAACTCCCTGCCAGAAGGTAACTTTATAGCAAATTCTTGAGAAGCTCTTTCTGAAGATCTCATACTCTTATTAAGAGTATTCCAGTAGTTTACTATCGAGCTCATCTTTTCACGGTATAAATTCACAGCTTCCTCAGAGTCTTCTAATGACAGCCCCGAAACATCTGAAAACTTTTTGTAGCCAACTCCATAGCCACAACCTAAAACCATTGCTTTGACTTTATGTCTTAGAACTGGGTCTACATCTTTCAGAGCTTCTTTAGAGTCTTCTTCCCATAATCCGAACTGCACCGCAAAAGCCTCATAGATGTCTTTTGATTTTTTAATTGTTTCTAAAGATTGTTTATCCTCAGCTAGCCAACACAAGGTTCTAACCTCAATTTGAGAAAGGTCTGCTACTATTATCTTTTTGCCTTCTTCAGCTTTAATTAAATGTCTAAGGTTACAACCAAACATTTCGCCTCTAGGTAAGTTCTGAAGATTTAAGTTTCCTCCTGCTCCACTAAACCTGCCTGTAACTGAAGCTCCGAAGTACATTATGTTTCCATAAAATCTTAAATCTGAATATGTAGCATTTTCAAAACTTTCTATTTTCCTTTTAACAGAGTTTACTCTTCTATAGTTTCTAACTGATTCAATCCACACATATTCTTTTCCGTTTTTCTTAATCCACTCATTGGCTTCTTTATTAGTGAGAGCTAAACTCTTTGGAGGCTCAACGCCTGCTTTCCTACACTCTGCGTTAAAAGCTTTTCTAGAAAGGATAGGAGCTTTGTCTATCCAAGGAATAGTATTTTCCGTTTCAAATAAAAGAAGGTTTATCTTTTCTTTCTGCTCTCTTAAAAGTTCTACATCTATAGGAAGCCCTTTTTGAGAGCTTTCTCTATTCATCCTACTGATTTCTCTTTCTTGTTCAGGCCATGATTCTGAAAGGTGCTGCCATAGCTGTAAGCAGTACTCACTATCTTTTGTAGCATATTCCAATACTTCCTGTTTGAACTTTTCATCCATCTTGCTCCACTCAATGCCTTTCATGGCATCTCTAGTTTCTTTGCTTAATGAAATTTTCAATACTTCTTCAGTAGCTTTTTTTAAAGATCTAGGGTGCCCACAGTAAACAGACATATCTGCGGTGCAGTGCCATTCTTTATAAGCTACCAAAGGCCACCAGTTTTTCTTTACACCAAACAAATAAAGCCCCTGATCAAAAGAAGCATTGTGTGAAAGCACTATATTGTCTTTTAGAATAGACCAATCAAATTCTTTTGGGTCTCCCACAAATTCGTATCCATTATCGCCTACTACGCTGATCAGGTATGGATCGAAATCAGGGTGTGAAAAATATCCTACAGGCCCAAGCACACGTATAGAGCAATGCTTGTCATAATAAGATTCAAAATCTAGGGCATAAGTGTTCATAGCTATTAGGGTAATAAGTAGCCCTGACGGCCCCCCAACCATCAGGGCTTTTTTAAAGGGAGATCTCCTAAAAACTCCCTTTACTTGCTGACATAGCAAACTTATTCTTTGGTATCATCCTCTGACTCATTTGGGGTACCTTCAAAATTTGCGGTGCTAAGATTTTCATCAACATCCCAATGGGCTGCGTCTTCCAAATCAACAGCTCCGCTCATACTTTTGTTAAAAAAAGTAAGAAGACAATCGATCTTCATTTGTTCCGCTTCAAGCAAGGCTGTCTTTTTCATCAAATCGTTTTTGATATCAACCAAGCTTTTACGATGTTCTGCAATGACTTTCCTGTATTGATTTGGGATCTCAACTGTATCATTGTAGTCCGTCGTAAATGTTACTTTGTCTAATTCTTCAATTTTATCTTTTAATTCACTCATAATTTAACTTCCTAAAAGTTGGCTAAAGGTTACAGCTTCCTCAGGGGCGTTTTCGCTTGTTGGCTTCAATGTTGGAACAAACCAACTGTGCTGACCTTTTGTTATAAGTTCAGTTCCAAACGACCACACTTTTGCACTTATTGGCAATGTGCTGTTAAATAGTTGGAATGTATTTAGTTTTTTATAGGTAAACTTATACCCGTCCTTACTAACATTTATCACACCAAGAGCGTAGTTCTTGTCACCTATTGGATATTGATAGATGTCATTTTCATCATCAGCGTCCTCAGGCTGAGGCACAAGAAAAGTAATATCAGCAAATACAACCATTTTGCCGTATTCAGAATCACTTTCTACTTCTGCTCTTTCAGACTCAGTCCAAGCCATTCTTGGCATTTCATCACTTCCAAAAGGAATATTTTCTCTCCACCCCTTTTTGGTGTGCCCTATGATGACATCAATCCTTTGATCTTTCTGTATAAGGACATCTGATTTATCAATAACAACCCCACCTACTGGGCCTTCTATGCTACTCATCTTTTGAATAACATTTAATCTAGGGATATCAACATCCTCTAGTGATACTACAAAGCCACCATTGCTAGACTGACCTGTAGATATTTCTGCTTTTTCTTGTTTTACTATTTCTTTTTTTGCTTTTTTTTCTTTAACTATGCTCATTTTTAATGATTAATGTTTTTATATTTATCTGTTTAGTTTTTTGGTTACCCAAAAATTATTTCTCTGATAAGGTGTACCTTGTTTCAGAATAGCTGAGTATATCTTGTTCTTCTAATTCAGCAAGAAAATCTTGAGCTGCTTGACCTTTTTCTCCATCGGGAGCTTTTTTACTTACTTCTTTTGCAATTGATCCTAAAGGCATTCGGACAGTATCGATTATTTCTTCAGGAGATAAACTATATTTTTCTGCAATTTCGATTAATTTTTTGTTATCTAAACAAGATCTTGTAGATCCCATTGATTTCAATTGAAGCGTAGGAAATTGTTTTCCTTCTTTAGCAACTTCAACTGCCTTAGATTTAATACGGGTAGCCCAATTACTTACGATCTTAGCTACCACCCAAAGTTGTTCTAAAACTTCAGGGTCATCAGGATTAGATATGTCCACTCCTTCTTCAGGCAACATAGACAGCCTTTGGGCAACTTTAACTGCCACAGCCCCACATGCAGGACACCTGTCCTCAAACATACAGAATCTACAATTCACCGAAGGAGACAGTTCATCAAGTTCAGGGGCCCCTTTCTCCCACTTGGGTCGTATTTCTTCTCCTTTAAGTATTACATCTTTTAGTTGTTTTGTAAGGCCTTCTATATCATCTCTAGTAAACGAGTCATGAAGGACTTCGTTTCTTACAGGTATGTAGAAAACAAAGATTATTTCTTCTACTTCAGGAAATGCTTGGAACGCACCCAATGTATATGCCTTTGCCTGCCAGTTATCTCTAGGGGAGTCTATTGGGGAGATTCCCGTCTTGTAGTCAGCCATAATAGCTTTACTACCGTTGACTAGAAACCTGTCGCAAGTGCCCCATGTAGCAGTGTTCCCAAGGTCTACACTAACTTGTATCTCATTCATTTCCTCAAAACCTCCATCGCCAAAAATACTTTTGTTGAACTGATCTTCTTCCTCTACAATGCGTTCGTAGATATCAAGCTCTTCTTCATCATGTAGTGCTGACGGGTCTCTTATTTCCAAGGCCTCATGGATTCTAGTTCCTTTCTCAGCAGCAGCGTTAGTACCTGAAGTACTTTTAAACCCTGCACATCCTGCGACATATTTTAAACTTGATGGACTAAACTCTGCGTGTCCTCTACTGGTGTGGTCTGGTATATTACTCATCTTCTCCTGCATGTAATGCGTTTAAGTTTGCTAATTTTGCGGTTATTGATTTTACAACTGTCTCTTCTACACTGCCTGCTGCTACTAGGATTTTTTGGAGAGCATGGCTCTTTGCACCATTACGATGAATCCTGCCTAATGCTTGCAGATGATCTTTAGCTGAAAAGGTAGGACTGATCAATGAAACTCTTGGGTAGAGTCCCTGAGTATCGTGTAAACTTAATCCTGTACCACCTGCTGCTATATTTACAACAATGATCCGTTTTTCATCTAACATGAAGTCATCAATCTGAGATTGTCTTTGATATTGATTCTGCCCACCTATGATGGCAAGGCAATCAAGTTGTTCTGTTAGAGCTTGTGCAGTGTCTTTGAAATTCACAAAGATGACTACTGACTTACCCTGATCAATTAAGTCACCTGTCATCTCAACGATGTCAGGCACCTTTAGTGATTCTGCTAGTTGCCGTGCTCTTAGTATATTTACAATATCAAACTCATGCTCGGTGACAGAACCTTTTTCTAAATACTGTTCTACGATGTCAGGAGTAACTCCATAGTCAT